ACAACGTGTTACAAAAAAGAATGAAAGCATTGACACTTGGAAACCTAAAGTCACCGATATTGCAGCTGTTGATTTTGAGACAGCAAATTTTACCAAGCCCGATCAGTCGGGCGAATAGCAGTCGAGTTAGCAATAGCCACAGGTATTCCACCCGACTATTGGCTAAATGCAGATCCAGATATGTGGGCTACCGCTATAGACGTATTAAACGAGCGCGCTAATGGCTAAAACAATTCAGCTAGTAAAAGTTGATAAAGATTATCGTGGACTACTTCGTGCTTTTAGTAAAATGGATGATATTGCTAAAAATGATATGAAAAAGATTGCACAAGATTTAGCCGAACGTGGTGCTAATTATGCTAAAGGCGCAGCCAATAATGCACCTTATAATCCTAGACAAGCGGTAGCTGTAGCTGAGTCAATTAAGATATCTAAATCAGATAAAGCACCAAGTTTTAGTATTGGTGGTAATCGTAAAGTTGGCTCTAGTGCTTTTAGTGCTGGTTATGTGATAATGGGTAATGAATTTGGATCTAAACAATATAAACAATTCCCACGTAGATCTGGTAAAGGTGGGAAAGAGGGTTGGTGGTTGTATCGTGCTATGGCAAGATTTCAACCAACGATTGCTCAGGAATGGCTTAAAGGTTATGAACAAATTAGAAACACTTGGAAGGAAAGTTTATAATGGCTGACATTAGGACGCTCAAACTTGCGCTTCTTGCTGACACAAAAAACTTTTCAGACGGACTTGATAAAGCCGATAAAGAAGCAAAAAGTTTTGGTGATAAATTAGGTGACGCCCTTAAAGTAGGTGCAGCAGCCTTTTTAGCTCTTGGTGCAGCTGCAGGTGCAGCAGCTCTTAAAATTGGTGTTGATTCTGTTAAAGCTGCTATCGAAGATGAAAAGGCTCAAAGAAATCTTGCTAAGACTTTAGAGAATGTTATTGGTGCAACAAAAGAACAAACAGCCGCTGTTGAAGATTATATTACTGCTCAATCATTATCTCTTGGTGTTTCAGATGACAAATTACGTCCAGCCTATGCAAGGTTAATTCGTTCAACTAAAGACACTAAAGAAGCACAAAAAGGTTTAAATCTTGCTTTAGATATAAGTTCAGCAACAGGTCAAGATTTAGATACAGTTACCTCAGCGTTAGGTAAAGCGTATGACGGAAATACTGCTTCACTTGGAAAACTTGGTTTAGGTATTGACACAACCATTCTTAAAACTAAAGATATGGATTTAATTACAAAAACACTTGGTGAAACTTTTAAAGGTTTTGCTGAACAAGAAGCCAACACCCTTGAAGGAAGATTTGCAAGAATATCTATTGCAATTAACGAAGCAAAAGAAAGTTTAGGATCTGCATTACTTCCAATTGTTGAAAAATTTGCTGCTTTTGCTACAAACACTTTAGTTCCAGCAATACAAGCAATAATTGATGGTTTAACAGGTAAAGGTAAAAAATCTGTTGTTCCCTCTCTTGGAATGTTTGCAGAAGAAACCAATAGTGCTGAAGACGCAGGTTATGGATTTGGTGCAGCGTTAAGAGAAATGGCAACACAATTAGCAGGATTAAACGTTGGAATTACTGAAGCAAATAGCGAAAAAGGATTAACTGGCTTTATAAACAATCTTACAAAGTTATTAGAAATTATTAACGCAATCATTAGTCCTTTTACAAAACTTGTTGAATTGTCTCAAAGATTTGCTGAAACAGAATCACAAAGAAGAATAGAATTACCTGGCTTAGTACCTGAAACAACTAATCCTAATTCTGTGTTTAATAGACCAGCAGCAGCAGTTGTTAATATTTATAACAACGTTAAGGGTGCTATAGATCCACAAAGCACAGCTAGAACAATAACTAAAGTTCAAAACACAGCCTTAAAAACGACAGGAATAAAGCCATTTAACTTTGGGTTTAGATAACCAATGACTGTATATACACCAACTTACAGGGTTACTATTGCTGGAACTGTTCAAACCTCTACAACTTTAGAAGACGCAACAATTACTTATGGTCGCAACGATTTCTTTGAAGCAACACAACCTAGTTATTGCAACCTAGAACTATTAAACCTTGACGGCACAAGTCCAGCAGTTGAATTATTAGACACAATAATACTAGAAGTAACTGACTCGACAGGTGCTTACGTTAAATTGTTTACAGGTGAAGTGTCAAGTGTGCACAACAGGTTTGCTGGTGCAGGTTTAGGTGGTAAACCAAACACATTACAAATACAGGCTGTAGGCGCTCTTGGCTTACTTGTGAAACGTTACGCTGGTTCTGTTGCTTACCCAGAAGAATTAGACGGCGCACGTATAACACGTATTTTAGAAGAAACTTTATTTATTGCTTGGGAAGACATTAGCAACACACTTACTTGGAACGATATACCTGTTACAGAGACTTGGGCTAACTATGGTGTGCAAGGCATAGACACAATTGACGCTGGACGTTACGAAGTGCTTGCAAGACCTGCACAAGTAGAACAGGCTTACAATTTGACAGACGTTACACAACAATCAGGGTTAGGATATTTATATGACACAACTGATTTCAAAATTGGTTACGCAGACGCAGAGCGAAGAAGCGAAAACTATACAGCTAATCTTATCGAACTTGACGCTAACCTTGTAAACGCTGACATACAAACAAGACTACAAACAGCAGACATTGTTAATAGTGTTGTCATACAATATGATGACCCAGTTTTAGAAGTAGAAGCACAAAATGACACCTCAATAAATAACTATGGTTTGCTTCAAGAAGTAAGATCCACAATACTTGCCGAAACAGCTGACGCTACAGAACAAGCTACAAACTTTGTAAACTACAGAGGCACACCTAAAGCGTCACTTGAAGAAGTTACTGTTAATCTTGCCCACTCAGATATGACAAATACTGTCAGAGATAATTTACTAGGTGTCTCAATGGATACTCTTTTGTATTTAGACAATATTCCAGTAGGGCTAGTACCTGAAGGATATTTTGAAGGCTTTTGTGAAGGCTGGACTTGGACACTAGGACGTAATAACCTTGAACTAAGTATGTCTGTTTCTAACTCAATCTATTCGACTCTCGATGTACAATGGGAAGACTACAATGCTTTGATCCAATGGCAAAACTTGGATAATACAACTATGTGGCTTGACGTTATTTAAGAAAAGGATAAACTAGGAATATGCCTACAACTACCAACAATGGCTGGACAACTCCTGCCGATACAGACCTTGTCAAAAACGGCGCTAGTGCTATTCGCACTCTTGGCAATAATATTGACAGCACTCTTGGAGTTTATGCTTCTCCTGGTTTAGTTAAAATTAATACAACTACTTTTAGTGCAGTAGCCAGTCAGTCTGTAAACAGCGTTTTTACAAGTACTTATACAAATTATTTAATTTTAATAGACGTAATACCTGCAACAGGTTCGCAATTAAATTTTAAATTAAGAGCATCAGGAACAGACACTTCAACTGGTTATAACAGACAAGTTCTTTTAGCAGACGATACAACTCCATCTGCAGGTAGAAGTACAAATCAAACTGTTTATGATTTGTTTGGAACAACAACTTCACAAAGAACAGCAATTGAAATTTTACTTTACAGACCTAATGTTGCAGGAACAACGGGTGGAATTGTTAAAGTATCTAAAGCCTACGATAGTTCAACACCTGTTATAGGTATTAAAACTTTTGGTCAAACAGCCTCAACACAATTTGATGGTTTTTCTTTAATTCCTGCAAGTAGCACAGTAACTGGAAAGGTGTCGGTTTATGGTTTCAGCGAATAAAATCTTTATTCAAATAGATGATGAACGCATTGAATTAACTGGTGCAGATAAAGAAGCCTTTATTGCAGACAGAGAAACAACAGCAATAGCGCAAGCATTACTTGAAGCCGAGTATAAAGCTAAACAAGACTCAAGAGAATCTGCTATCAAAAAGTTAGCAGAAATAGCAGGATTAACTAAAGAGGAAATAGGCGCAATCTTATGACAAACTACAAAGCAATTTTGGCTTCCTACGGCCGTTCATTCTTAGCTGCTGCAATTGCTTGCTATCTTGCAGGTGTAACAGATCCACAAGCATTACTAGCCGCAGGAATAGCCGCAGTACTTCCACCACTACTTCGCTGGATTTCACCTAGCGACAGCACTTTTGGCTACGTTAAGGTCAAAGACAACAACGAGCACTAATGTTAGGCCGTCAAGCTGCTGAAAAAATGCAACAATGGCACATTGAACGTAAAACAGGTGTTAAGGGTATGTGTCTTAAGACTTGTCGTTTAGCTTGGAATATTCCCGCTAAGTTTCCTAGTGCGATTAGTGCAAGGGATAACACCCCTAAAAAAAATAAGTTTATTGACCCAATGACCGCGCCCATAGGTGCAACACACTTTTGGAAAGGCGGACGTTTTGGACATGTTGCTATTCAATCCCATAAGG